CAACCTGCTTATGAGTATCCCAGCAAGGATCACCTTTACCTTCTTCTATTCTTGGTGTCCCTTCGGAATCCACAATTTGTCCTTCTGATACTTCTCCATTGCTGCCATTAACTCCAATATTTTCTCCTCCTTGGATTTCTGTTTCTTCAGAAACTCTGAGGAATGATTGTCCTGGTTCATAGCTTGAGACTTGAAAACTTTGTACTCTTGCGCCAGGGTATACCTTATCGATCTGATCTTGAACTTCAGATCTACTAGGCATCTTTGTGTTTGGGAAGAACATTCTAAGGTTGAGGTACTTACCTCTCCAATTGAACATTACAAAAATTAAATTACCAGTCTTAGCAGGAATTCTGACCGCTTCTTTTACGAGATCTGGACATTCCTTCTTACCATGAACTGGACACTCCTCACCCTCATGGGTATGCATACATCCTTTCTTCTCATCTAGAGGAGTTTTTGATACTAATTCTAATTCTTCTTTTTTGGTTTTTTTAACGCAGTTTGGATATCTTTTTCCAAACATGGTTTTCATTCCTTTCTTTTCGTAACCAGGCCAACACTTTTCTCCAAGCATTTCACTACCAATTCCTTTGGTCGCCTCTAATGGATCTGGTTTGATTAAATCAATACTTTCAATATCAAATGCTTTGAAATCATCTCTCCAGTTAGAAAATTCATAACCTTCTTTCTTAGTTTTATTACCCCAGTTCTTTGCACCAACCTTACGGCACTTAACTAAAGCACCTGAGGCATATGCAGAAGGCCATACAGAATAACGAGACTTGACCTTATGATAACATGCGTCTTTCTTTCCTTCTTCCTTAATTTCCACTTCCTCTTTTTTTAGCTGATTTTTAATGCGCTTTGAATATTCCATATAAGACTCACCAGGTCTCAGTTTAGGCTTAGCTGAACTAGAAGATGAACTACTAGATGTAGATGCTGCACGATCTTCACGGGCACGTTGATTAGGACCAGGACCACCTAACTTACGATCTTTGTCGGGATCGGGATGCCAATAATCTCCTCCTTCCTTGATAGTTTCTTCTGTTTTCACGTTGATTGCCTTCCCTTTTCTATCTGGATTTGGATCTTGACGATTCTTGCGACGAAATGCTGCTTCCTCTTCATCTTTAGAGAGGTTACGCTTCATTTTGCTAGAACCACACTTGGGTTTTGTGGTTTGTCCTGGTTGTTTTGCACATGGTTTTCCTGCATATTTACCACCCAGTTGCACCCAACCAGGCTTGCCATCAGAAGACTTACTCTTGCCAAACCAGTCACGCAAAGAATTATCACCACTTTTGTTAGCTTCACTTACAGAACCTCCACCGTTGCCATTACCATTTCCATTTCCATTGCTACCATTACCATTTTTCTTGGTTTCGGTTTCGGATTCATCATCTATAGAATGACCGTTTTCTTTACGAAGCATACCTGCAGGACCAACTACTTTAAATCCTGATGGAATAGGTTTGCATTTTTTATCAGTATAGCAGTAGTAATATCCTGCTTTACACTTACTTTTCTTTTTCATGCTCGCAAGAAATCATAGAGTTATTTATCTTTTAATCCATCTTTGAGCATTTTCTGCAGATCTGCTGTTGATCCAACGAATAATGCATTTGTCACATTTGTAGGACCTTTTGCTTTTTCCTCTTCAACATCCTTTAACTTCTTTTGAAGATCCATTAACTTATCCGTCGCATCAGCAACGTTTTTTATTAATTGACCAGCAACTTCATATGCCCTTGGCATTTCACTTTCTTGTGCAAGTTCTAGAATACCATTAATAGCTTCTTGTCCCTTCTCAATGATAGAGTAAAGATTACCCCTCGTATATTCATAGTCTTTGGTTACATCATTTGATTCCTTAGATATTTTTTCTATCTTTTTGGGAACCTTCTCTTTAGGCAGAATTTCTGCTTCAACGTTAAAGGTATCATTCAAATCGTCAAATTTTTTAGTCATTTTATTTTATCAATTATAACTTCCACTAAATCCAAAATCATCACCCTCTTCAATAAGAGCATCATCGGCAGATGTGATTGATTTTATCTGTGCCCCTGCTAAGTGTGGTGTAGTGGTAGTATTATCTCTACCTCTTTCAACATCAATTATATTTCCTGCTTTTGACACAACGTATAATCCCTCTCCTTCAAGATCAATGTAAGTTTTTTCGGTGATGGTTCCCCCGTCGTTCACGGTTATACGAGTATCTGTGTCTGAAATATCACTAGTTAAATGTGTAATAACAGTTCCAGTATAATTTTTTAGTGCTCTTGGTGTTGTAGAATATTGGACCTCTCTTACAGGATTGACGTGCGAATCTCCAGCAATATAACCGATAGTTGCCTTTTTGATAATATCTTTTGTTGCAGAAGCAACAGGACCAAACAAGAAAGTCTTTACAGTAAATCTTAATGTATAAATTAAGACCCTTCTTGTAGTGTAGTCTCCCTCATAATCATCTTGCATGGTGATATTTTCAAGGACAACTGGAACGTCCCTCTTTTCATTGATAGAATCTACCATTTCAACCGTCATTGTATATGCTGGTTGAAAATAAGGTAAGATTTGCTCAACAATTTGCAGAGCATCATCATTTAATTTTGTCATTATACTCAACTCAAATTGCATATTGTATGGAACAGGCAAATAAACTTTTTTGAACTCTTTTGTGTCGTTTGTTTGCTTTGATATGAATGTCTGAGTTGTTGTTGACTTTCTGGAAGGATCATAAGTCAGTCCCGTAAACTCAAACGACATTCTTGGCAACGTCATTTGAGTTGCTCTACTCAGGTCTGGGGATTGGTTAAGTCTTGCTAAGAATTTTTGTGTAGGTCCATAAGCAAGAGGAACCTTAAAATTATTTACTACGCTGTCAGAACTATTTGTATGCTTGATACTTATATTGTTGAAGAGTGAACCGAAAGAAATAACGGTTCTCCTCAAAATTTCGTGATAAAAGTATTCAAACATTTTATTTTACCTATTATTTCAACTAATAATTAATATTTATTAAAGTTATGGCATTCCGAATGGATTACCCTCACTAAAGTCAATAATATTGTCTGCTTCTAATTCTATTTCATCATTAGTAGCAAATCCATCTTCAGGGTCATCATCGATAGCAGTGATGTAATGTGTTGCACTAGAAGATGTTCCAACAATATTTTCTTCCATAACAAAATCTCCAGTAATATTGGAGAGTTTTAGAATATTTGTAGTAGAGTTCCAATCTTTAACTCTTCCTGTAGTTCCGCTTATAGATCCTCTTACTAATTCATTAAAAACAAAATCTCCTTTTGAGTTTAATGGGGGATCTTCTATTGTGATAGTTGGTGTTGACTCAAATGCAATACCACCATTAGTTACGTATATTGCTGTAATTGATCCCGCTGCTGAAACAACAGCAGTAGCAGCAACTCCAGTGATCATTGTTGATATGCCGGTTATAGTGACTGTAGGAGCATTTACATATCCCCCTCCAGAATTAGTAACAGTAATGATGCCTAAAGTTCCATTAGCAATTTCAGCTTTACCTATAGCACCACTACCTCTACCATTTTCGGTTATAAATCTGACCCCTGGTGTTGATGTATATCCATATCCAGGATTTGTTATGAGTGCTCTCTGAACTGATTTTGCATTAGGATTGGTGTTATCATTACAAACAACAATACCACCAATCATTTCGGCAAATGCCGATGCTGAGAAACCTCCGGAAGCATAATTAGTTGAAATGCCTATTTTTGGAACAGCAGTATATCCTGCTCCTCTGTTGAGGATGTCAATCGTTCTTAATCCACCATCTACAAGTCCAGTGATTGCTGTTGCAGTAACTCCAACTCCAGACATCTTCAGAGAGAGGAGATTGCCCATAGACACTTCTTCAGATTCTAAATCATGTTCTCCAGTTAATACTTCATCAACATCACCAATTCCGGTGTTGATTAGTTCATCTTCGTACTGGAACAGTTCACATCTTAATTCATATGTGTATAATCCTTGAAGTTGGTAGAAAGGTTTTTCATGCTCAACATACTTAATCTCAAATAATCTCTCCCCAAGAGGGAAATAGATTAGATCCCCTTCTTTTGGTCTACTTGTTAATTTTAAGTTCGCCTTTCCGGCGGTTAGTGGCGTAATATAGTTTTCAAATCTTTCTCTAGAAATTACAAGAGTTATTTCGTTTAATGATTGAATTCCAAACTTAGAGAGAAGGGTTGGATTGTCTGAGTATCCCTCATATGTGTTTACATATGCTTCTATTGGATATGCACTGTCAAAGTTGGATTCTATGACCTCCTTCATCACAGTTTTTTCTGTGGCAAAACTTCTTGGAAGGTAATAAACTTCAACCCCATACATCTTTAATTGTTCATTGATAAGATCTTGTATAAGACCTTGTTCTGACTTGGTTCCTTGAACAAAAAATGGATTAAGCATGAGATTAACCGATCATGTCGAATGGTGGAAGTTCATAAGTATTAGACATTTTTTCCATTATGATATCCAGTTCTTTCTGTGCATCATCATATATTTGTCTTCCATTTAGTTCTATACCTCCGGGAAGTTTTACTCCTTGGAATTTGATTAGATTTTGTCCCCATTGACGTTTGATTAAAGATGTCAAATATTTTTTTAAGAAAGAGTCATTCCAAACTCCAGAAAAACTGTTTGGGTCTAATGCTCTGTAACAGTCAATGACAAGGTAGTCATTGACCTTAAGACTACCCCAATCAATATCCATATATAACCTATCTTCTCTCTGATTAAATCTTATTTGTTTTTGTGTGGTAAGAGAAAAATCGATATCTTCAAGATATCTTCTTACCATTGCGTAAGTCAAGATATCAGTAGATCCCCAGTAGTAGATATCATTAAGAAATAACTGATACTTAACACTAAACATGTTATTTGTTGTGGTGTTTGAACCATCAAAGTGAAAAACTTTAGTAATACCAATAACAGAAGGTGGAATCTGCAAATAATTACTATTTTCTTCAAAAGAGAAACTTACTGACGATCCATCAATAGTGGAAGATGCTGTAGTTGTAACAATTCCAACTGCCTTACCATTACCTCTTGATCTTCCTCTATCAATATCATCCTGAGTTACTTTATATTTTAAAAATGTTTGAGTAACCCCATCAAAGTGTCTCTCTTGAAAGTACTGAACAGCATCGTCTACCAGATCTTCAATCTGTTCATCTGCAACGTTAATTTCTAATACAGGAGCTCCTAACTGCCTCTTACAGTAATCTATGAGTTCTTGTCGCGTAGATGGTTGCGCCATTTATCTTATACCTTATAAAGATATTTATGCTATTTGAGTTAAAACTTCTTGCTGCTTCAAATAAAGTTTAGCATAACACTTTGCAACATGCTTTACATCCTCAATATCAGTGAGAGCATCAATTTGCATCGAATGCTTTGTATACTCAAAGTTTTTAGATAAATCTTCTAATTTAATTTCATCAGGATTCATTTTTTTAACTCCCTCAAAAGATTTTTTATTTCATCAATATCACTCTTTAATTCACTTAAACCATTCTCCAAATTTTCAATTTTTTTATCCTCATTATTATGCAATTCTTTAAGTTTGATATATTTTTTGTAGTTTGTCATGTCAGTATTTAGAATAGCTTTTGATTTTTTATCACGAACTAGACCTGGATGTCCATCAACTTTTATATGTTTCATTACTTATCACGCAAAAGCAATTGTTCTAAAACTACCAAATCTGGGCGGATGCGCTTGATTTGTTCCAGTTCCGACTAGTTTGATAGCAAAATATTTAAATGTAGGTAGATTATCAACTGTAAATTCATAATCATTGAATTCTAAATCATCAGATTCATATGCATAAACATTAGATGCAACAATTTTTTCATCTGAAGTTCCATCACTCTGAGAGTTTCTTTCTTCTCTAGTTAAATCATCACTATTGTCGAATCCTGGGAAAGGATAGAATACTGGTGTTTCATCTGGATTATTTGAAATATAATAAAGAGCTCTAACATCACTGTCTTCATTAATATAGGCACTAAGGAGAACTTTTAAAGTTGTTGCTGGAATTTCAAGTTCTGTTACTTGAGTAGCATATACGAATGCTGATGGATCATCTGCTGTAGTTGCTACTCTTGAATCTGTAGCAAAATTATCAATAACGTTATTAATTCTATTTGAAATTAATGTCACGGAAGTTCTATCAAGATCAATAACAGGTGAAATAAAAACATCGGTAGTGCTTAACTCCATATCCAAATTAAGTGATTTGTTTCCAGGAAGATTAGTCAATCTTTCAGTTTCATTCACTTTGGAACAAATTAATCTTGGAGAATCAAAATAATTATCATCTGTTAAATTGACCGTGGTAAATCCATCATCCTCAAATGAACCTTCA